CGTAAAATGTAGAGGTTCCAGAAAGTTGAGATATTGAGGTATTAAATGCCATTTGAAATTAACCTTAAGTTTGATCTATAATTTGACCATCATAAAAACTAACAATTGGACTTCCTGTACTATTTATTGAAACTTTTAAAATGGGATAAAAATTACTGGCAATCGCATCTCGAACAACAGGTCCAAGGTCAGAATTTATAATTGCACTTAATCTTGCAGCACCACAGGTAATCGACCAGTTTTCAGTATTTCCCTGGGAGTTATCTCTTAGTGTAGAGTCCGAACCTTCCGGACAAGGTTCGGATGGACAACAGTATGTTATCTCTTTGTCTATTAATAATCCAATATATTCTTCTTGGGTCGCATCAACTTCCAAACTTGAAGTAAAATTAGTTGGATTGTTTATCCAAAAACTTAATTTACTCTCAGAATCTGTCCATAGATACCACCCATCACTTACGCTTAAGTTTACAGTAATTATATTTGTTGTTGTGTTGTAATCAACGGAGTTTAATGTTATATAAGTGGGGTCTAAAGGAATTAATCCTTCCCAAAATGGAAGTTTAGTAAATGCCGAATCTTGCCACAAACCATACATTCGTTGTGTTAAACTTTCATTTAGATAGAAAAGTTCTTGCAACTCATTCAACTCGGATGCCTGAAGAGCATACCCTGGGGTGAATGCAATCATATAATAATTTTTAATAGTGCTAGTATTAAAATACGATGTAGTCCTACTATTGTATGGTTCAATTGATAATGGAAGATTTCCTAGTGGACTAAGTGCCATTTTTTACATTCCTTTGATCATATTTATACGAATACTAACAGAATCAACATCGCTTAAATCTAAACTGGTGTTTAATTTTGTAGAAGATAAAACTTTACCGGTATACTGCACAAATTCAGGAACTGCAAGCACTTCAGATATTGTTGTAAGTGTTGGATTTCCAGTTATAGAATCTGCAAAAGTTTTTCCAACCAAGAAATCTGATTTACTGTACGCCAAATTTTTAAGTTCTACGTTTGCGGTTGTTGCTCCAATGACTTGTGTTCCGCCAACTTTAATAAATGCGGTAGAAATGTCTTGACTTGGAATAACCGATCCTGGAATTTCTAATTCATCACCAATAACTGGAAGCTCTTCATCTGGATTTGTTACTTTTGTCTTTATCGTAGTTCTGTATATTACGTCTACCTTTTTATTCTGATTTGATCCAGAAGTTATAGCATTATCGCTGACAGTTGAAGATGGATTCTGTATCAATCCAAAGAAATTTAAACTGGTGGGAAGTAGAATTCCAGATTCTTCAATTGTTTTCTTTTCCACTCTTGCATCAATCATGACATGCTGACATCCTAAAACGTCAACAGGATCAAAACCCAGACCGTCAATTGTATCTAGATTCACATCGACAACAGATGTCAACATGCTAGAAGTTATTTCAATATAAGACTCGTCCATCGTCAAAGTAATATCTTTATAACCAGATCCAGGTTCAATTACTTCTATTCCACTTATTACATTTTGATTATTTACCATAGAAGTCTTAAGACGAATGCGAGCACCCGTTCCACTATTACTGGTCACGGTAAATTCTGGATTTTCTATACTTGTTACCAATTGAGATGTGCTGAATCCGGAAAGATCAATAAATGCAGAAATAACAGATCCTTCATCGATATTATCGTTTTCATTGATTAGATAAAGATAATAATATGGAGATGCTTGAGTAATTTGATTTTGCTGAATTAAATATCCAACATTCTCGTATGAATTATAGACTGTAGAGGTTTGAGGTACAGTTTCTCCGGTGCCGTAAAATACTGTTTTAAATTTTGGATTGTCCACCATTAAATAATAGCATTCAGCACATGATAAATTATTTGCAATCGTAAATAAGTCACCACGTTCAAATTCGTTTGTTCCAGAATCATCATCAGTATTTAATGCTGTTTTTGCGTAAATAGCACATTGACCAGTTTCTCCAGTAGAATATTCTACACAGAATGACTGTGCTAATCCAAGTTGATTTTGTTGAGAAGTTGAATCAAAATTATCAAAAGAAATAACAGGCATCCAACTGGAGGTCACAAACCTTTCAATTGATGGTGTAATTTTATACATCGGTTTCCACGCATAACCATCGGAATAGTATTGAATCCCAGAAGTATGTGTTGGTCTATAGTTTGAGACGTTATCTCCGCTATGATCTGTTCTATTGTCGGAATTATCTGAAATGCATAAGTAGACATAACCATTTTGGTCATTGTATGCGTAAAAATTTCCATTGTTTGTTTGATTAGAAGACCATGGTTTGTATGGTTTTTTCTGCACCCACTTGATATATGGAATAACTGCTGATAGACTATTTTGACCCACTCTTACGGAAAAGTCTGAATAGTTCCATAGGTTTGTGTACGTTTGTGTAGAATCAGACAAAGCAGAAGTGGTATCTGAACCGACAAAAACAAACAACTGGTTGTGTACACCAGCATCATTTATAAATGTTTTAACATTTAAACTTTTAGTAGACATTTGTAATCCCTATGGTTATGTGCATGTGCTGAATCCGGTATTTGGCGAACCACCCGAATCTGACGGATAGCATAAATCAAACATTGTGTTGATATTTATATCTTTAAAATTGCTTTTTGTGTAATTATCTGTATTTGACCAGTTTGGGAATACATACGAACTTCCAGTAAATCCAGTATATCCACAACAACCAGTAGATCGGGTTATTCCAAATAATGTCAATCCCGCTATGCTACCCCAATATGCTGGATATGTGAATCCCGCTGTGAATCCGCGATAATCAAACGATATACCATATGCAGCATAATTTCTTAAAAACGCCGAATCGCAAACCGTAGGATTTGTGTCATCAAAGGTTGGACCCTGATAATCCGCTAGAGTTTTTTCAAATACAACCTTTAATCCAGCAGGGTGGGCAATTTCAAGGTAAGAACTTTTGTATTCAGACCCAGGAATTCCAACCTTTAGAAGATACGACCAATCCTGAATCCAGTTTCCATCCTGTAATCTAGAACCGTTTAAATAACTTCCACTGAGCGCATTAAGTGCTTCGTATTCTCCAGCACCAGTTCTTGATAAAAATTGAAAATTTGGATCGTAAAACTTTCCACCGTTTAATCTTAAAATATACTTTTTTGGAACTTGTATCTGAACGTCATCTTCATCTATTCCAAACAGTGCTTCAAAAAAGTATCTAATTCCATCTTCTGTGGTTTTTTTATGATAAAAAGTTCTTCGTATTCCTTTTAGAAATTTTCTTAAATTTTCTTCTCGGACCAACCCACCATTCAATTGCAATGAATTTGGGTCAAATCCAACAGAGTATATTGTTGCAAGTCTTTCTAAAAATTTACTTCTTGTTTTTTCAATATCTACAATGTCCAAAAGTCTTTTGCCTAGTTCATATTGAGCACCAGAAGACCCGTCACAATATAACCAATCGTAATATTTTTGAATAAAATCAAATATCGTAACACCACTTACTTGATTGGATTCTCTTTCCTGCTTTTCATAAATTACCCAAAGTGGAATTTGATTTGTGATGTCGTATTGTCTAGGACATGTTTGGTCAAATAACAAAGAATTTAAAGTGTCAATACTAGTAAATAATCCAGCTAAACTAGATTTGACTGTTTGTTCTTGAGATGTTGCTATTGGGAGAAACATTAGACTATTGTAACTTGGTTATAATTAAAGGATGTTAGATTATTTAAACCGATAGTGAACGCACTCTTTGCAAAGTTAACATTCAATATAGCAGACGTGTCTTCAGCGATTACATCTGATTTTATATAAATGACTCCCTTGTTTGCTATAAAATATCCAAAGTTTCCACTAATTTCATCCTCTTCGCCTGTTTCTATATCTCTTGCAAATAGTTTCAAATTAATCTTATTATTCTTTGCGCCATTTGTTGCGGCAAACATTCGCAGCACTGCTTTTCTTGATGGGTACTCTGACGTATAATCTGAAGTAAATGGTTCGGTTATATCAATGTATACAGATGCTGGAAGATCGAATTCATTTTGAAGATTGAACAGATATTCTTTTCCACTTGTTAGCGTTTCCTTTACATAAATTGTAAAGTTTTCAGGAGATATAACTAAGGTGTTGATATTTGGGTTTGAGCTAGATCTCAGTGTTGATATGAAATCTGAAGCACTAAACGAAACGTTATATTCTCCAGCAACAGCATAATTTGTTTGAAATATGCTTTTCACTGCTGCAAGAATAGTGCTTCTGTTTTGTGGATTATTAACTGTTCCTGGTCCAAGTGAAAAATTAAAATCTGTAAATATGTTTAATGTAGAATTTACAACGTATTCTGGAAGAACCGTAATTACACTGCGTTCCTTCAGAAAGTTTATCATTTGAGTAATTGTTATGGAATCGTCTTCGTTTGTGGGATTGAAAGATGAAGAAACAAAAACTCTTCCGTACTTTGGTGGTGTCAAATCTTGACCTCCAAAAACGTTAAATTGTTTCTCAGACTCAAAGAATCCACTTTGAAGTAACAATGCTTTATAGTCGTTAACCGTTACTGCTCTTTCTTGTGCAGCAAACCACTTGGGAGCAAGCAATCTTACTTCATCTAAATCAATTTTTAATTTTCCAAGTTTAGACTCTTCATTTACAGTAACGATTGCATTTGTCAAAGTTGGTGCTGTAAATATAGAAAGACCATTTGCTGCTTCTCCATTTGTAGTCAAATATCTAACTAGAATTTTTTCAACTGAATTATCAATTGATCGTCCTACAGAATTTGTGGAACCAAACAAGATAGCAAATCCTGTGCTTGTTCTTTCGATGAAGTAAATGTTTTCATCAACTCTTGCGGTATAACCGATATTTCCAACTGGAGTCCATACTTGAGGGAGAGATGTCTCCTCTGTTATGGTTTCTGTAACTGTAACTCGTATTGTAGATAAATCAACATTTTCATCTGCAATTACTATTTTTTGAGTTGTGTAATTGAAGTTGGGCAAAGCATCAAACTCAACATATCTACTTCCTTGATAAATGTAAAAAGAGTCGGTAAGACCATCCGACACTCCCACGTTTTCCAAGTTGTAAAAATTATAATTGATTCCCTGATCATTAAATGAACTAAAAACAGTTCCCGCGGGAATTCCTGTATTTGGTGCTCCGCTAAGTTGAATTAACGCTTTTGCTGCCGTACTTGCTGGGACAGTATAACCGAGGGGTTTACATAAAGAAATTATTGAGTCTTCTTTTTGAGCACTGTCCAGAAATGCTTCGGCATTTATCATGTTTGCATAGTAAGCATAATAGAAGGTATTATATGCAAGCAAATCAATAATGGTTTGCATTGCACTTCCTTCAAAGTTATATCCAGAAAAGGTTGACTGATTTTTTAAATACGCAGTCAGACTATTTTTAATTTCTGAAAATTCTAAACTTCCAAGAGTGGTTGGTGTTGTTCTGCTTGCCATTAACGATTCCTTGCTAATTTGACTATAATTACGTCATTCTTTGCCAGTTCAGGAACAAAAAAATCAACCACAATATTTACGGAATTCTCTTCTGGGTTATCTAATATACGAATGTCATTTAATTCTACTCGTTGTTCATATGTTTTAATGTTGGTTGCTATTTTAGACTGAACGTCTAGAATCATTTCCAAGGTATAGTTTTCAAACAACATTTCATATAGACTTCCACCAAACGCAAAATCAAAAGAACGCTCTCCATTATTCGTCATTATAATATTTTTAATAGATTGACGAATAGCAGAAAGATCACGAATGAGATTTATATCCCGAGTAAACGCATTGCTACTCATGAAAAAAGGTAAATCTGCATATGTTTGTTTCTTCTGAATCATAATATTATTTATTATACTTTAGGTGTCTCTCTAAAAATTCCAACGGGTGCCTTTGAATTATTTGGATCATAATGTAGAGAATTTCTCATCAAGTGTAACTCCATAAGATATCCATTACTTGTCATCAGGTGATGAATACCAGAAACGAACCACTTTCCTGAAATTTTCTTATATTTGTTTTCTGTAAATTCTGGTTTATCGTTCGCATTGATTACTTCAATCAACGATCCGATCTTTACATTTCCATTTGGAGCAATTCTAATTTTAATCTTTTGTGCTTGCAGTTGCGAAACTTGAGCGTTTCTTCTCAATGGTAAGTCAAGTGGACACTCCCAGAAAGTAGCATACGTTCTGTCATATTCCAGATAATATTTAAAATTCTCACCCTGCTCTGGACAATTACAACTACAGGAAGAGGATGGGTTGCTAAATTCACATCCCAACCATTTTTCGCCTAAAACTTCTTTGATCAACTTACATTCGTTGATTTCATTATAAAGTCTTTGCAATTCGATATATGTAGGTTCTGGTTCCGTTGGCATGAGGTTTTTTGCTGGGCAATTGCAATATGGACTTGCAGTACATCCTCCTGCCGACAGAACTGGACCATCCTTGAGTGCCTTGGGATTTACACATTCAAGACCTATGTCTTTGCATGTTCTGGTTCCGCCTTTTGCAAAAACAACAAATTGTGCAGCAAAGTTTCTGTCAAAGAATTCATACTCAGTATCAACGGGTGGGGTTATTAATCCGTATTCAGTTTCTCCACTTAAGTCATACTTCCAAAGGTCGGTGGCAACTAATCCGGGTCTGTATAAAATATAATTTCCTGCAAGATAGTGCATCAACGAATCTCGGAAATAACCATTGAGATTTGATGCTGAGTTTTCTTTGTATGCGGAAATATAAGTTTTCAGAGTTTCGCCATTAATTTCATCCTGACCGTCCACAAAGAATGCCAAGTTTGGTGCTTTTGTTTCAAGTAAGTCAGTCAATGCGCTAGTCTTGGATAACGTAACCCAGTTTTCAAATTCGCTTCCATACCAGGAACGCCAGTAGTTTGGAGAAATTGTGAACATTCCTTTACCACCAAACAAATCTCTTGCCTTGGTGTTTGGAGTCTTGAACATATTCGCAAAGCGTATTGGGACAAAAAGATTTCTAGGTATAAAGAGCGACCACCAAGATCTGTGTGGTTTTAATTTTCTATAACTGTTTGGTAGAACATAAGAACCAACAACCGATGTTCTATAAAG